AAGGACAATATAAAGTAAAGTTTTCTTGGAATGAAGAAGCAAGACCACCTGTTGTGGATACTGAAGGAACAATTATTTCTGATGACAATACACCTATGTATGCTGGCAGTCGTGTTAAGCTTGCGTTCTATCAGAAGCCGTATATCCTCCGTGATGGAGTTACGTATGGAACAAGCCTTAAACTGGTTGGTGTACAATTGGTGTCTCTCAATACATCAGCTGGTGTAGATACCGGTGATATGTCTCCAGAAAATGTTGCAGCACTCTTTGGTAAAACTGAAGGGTTCAAGGCTGGTGAGCCTAATGTAACGCCGTCTGAGAGCACTGAGGATGACTTCTAGTGGCATTCCGATCAGGTCTTGAAGAGAAGGTCGCTGATCTTCTTTGCAACCTGGATGTCAAGTACGAATATGAAACTGAAAAAGTACCTTATACAATTCCACATTTATACACGCCAGACTTTTTCTTACCGAATGGCGTTGTGCTAGAATGTAAAGGCTATTGGGATGCTGATGACAGACGCAAGATTAAAGCAGTCAAACAACAGCATCCTAAATTAGATTTACGTATGGTCTTCCAGGCACCCTTTAATACAATCAGCAAGAAATCAAAAACAACATACGCTAAATGGTGTGACAAACACGACATACCGTGGACTTCCTTCCATAACATCCCAATCGAATGGCTCCTCTGAGTTTGTAAGACATGAATTATGTAATAGTTGTGGCTCATCTGATGGCAATAGTCTCTATACAGATGGTCATAGCTATTGTTTTGTATGCCATACTTACACTAATGGACCAGAAATAACAACACACATTCACACTAATTCTATTGTGCAGATCAAAGGCTCAGCCGAACGGCTGCAGAAACGCAAGATCAGTCAATCTACTTGTGAAAGATTTAAAGTATATCGTGATGGGGACAAGCTAAGGTTTTACTATCATGATCCATCTGGCATTGTAAAAGGTGCTAAGATAAAAACCAAGGACAAACAATTCACTTACGAAGGAGAAACACCTGGTACATTCTTTGGTCAACATTTATGGGGGAGTAGTGGTAAACGCATAATCATCACAGAAGGTGAACTAGATTGTGTGTCTTACGGAGAGATATTTCCAACTTGGCCCGTAGTATCACTACCTAGTGGTGCTGCATCAGCCAAGAAAGCAGTCCAGAAAAACCTAGAGTTCCTTCAAGGTTACAATGAGATCGTACTTTGGTTCGATGCAGATGAAGCCGGTCAGAAAGCTGCTGAAGAGGCTGCGAGTGTATTACCACCTGGCAAGGTTTACATCGCCCGTCTAGAGGCTTACAAAGACCTCTCAGACGCTTTACAGGCTAGCGATTACAAGGCTATTGATGATGCATTCTTTAAACGTAAGGAATTCAGACCTGATGGTATTGTAGATGCTAGATCTTTACTTGAATTAGTTACCACACCACAACCACCAGCTGATTATGACTACCCATTTCAAGGATTACAGTCAAAGCTTCACGGGATTAGGCGCGGAGAGCTTGTCACAATTACTTCAGGATCAGGCCAAGGCAAGTCGTCCGTGTGTAGAGACTTGGCTGCTCACTTGTTATCGAACGGAGAACGGGTTGGATACTTGGCACTTGAAGAGTCAAACCGCCGTACAGCTTTAGGTTTGATGTCTGCTTCTGTAGGTAAAAACCTAGCACTAGGAGAACATACTCATGACGAACTTACAAAAGCGTTTGATTCCAGTATTAATATCTGGAACCTTTATCTTTTCGATGGCTTTGGTAGTTTTGATCCTGATATTATTTATAACAGGATTGAATACCTAGCCTCAGGACTTGATTGTAAGATTATCTTTCTTGATCACCTATCCATTCTTATGAGTGGTCTTGATGGGGATGAACGACGGATGATAGACCAAACGATGACACGCTTACGTTCACTTGTTGAGCGCACTGGCATATCATTATTTTTAGTTTCACATTTAAAACGAGGATCATCCGATCAAAACCATGAAGAAGGTGCACGTGTTACACTCGGACAACTTAGAGGAAGTGCGGCAATCGCTCAACTTAGCGATGCAGTTATTGGACTCGAAAGAAATCAACAGAGTGAAACTAAACACTCTGATACAATTGTTAGAGTTCTCAAGAATCGCTACTCTGGGGAAACAGGCATTGCTTGTCGATTAAACTATGACTTATCCACTTGTAAATTCAATGAAACTACAGCACCAGCAGAGTTCGATGCAACAACAGACTTCTAATCTAAAGCGTCCTAATCCTCCCACTGAGGAGGCAGTAAAACGTGCTCAGTTTGTTGATAAAACATATCAATGGCAAGGACGTTGAATGCTTATCTTTGATTTAGAAACAGACGGACTATTAAATGATGCTACCAAAATCCACTGTCTTTGCATCTACGACACCAACACTGAAGAAACAATGGTCTTTAATGATCAATCGTTTACATCAGCTACAGAGAGACCAGCGACGGAACCTATCGTCCGCGCTATCCAATACCTCGAAGACGCTGATTGTATTGTCGGTCATAACATTATTAATTATGACCTTAGCATCATCACTAAGTTTTATCCATGGTTTAGACGTATTGGTGATTGCTTGGACACTCTTTTGCTTAGCCGTCTTTATCACCCGAACTTGATAGAGATTGATAAACAAAAGACATGGGCTGGTATGCCACTTAAACTTTACGGGTCACATTCACTAGCTGCTTGGGGTTATCGCCTTAATGAAGCTAAAGGTGATTACTGTAAAGATACTGATTGGAAAGAATGGTCACCAGAAATGGAAGACTACATGATACAAGACGTTACTGTCACAAGGAAACTTTGGAACCACTTTCAACCATACCTGAATGGATCACGCTAGAACATGAAGCAGCAGAAATCCTCACCAAACAAGAACTACATGGATGGTACTTTGATGAACGTTCTGCATGGCAACTTGCATCAACTCTCAGACAAGAGCTTGAAAAAGTTAATCAATTACTACGCGACAGGCATCCTTACGTTGCCGGACCAGTATTTACTCCTAAGCGAGATAATCGGACCCAAGGCTATGTCAAAGACGCTCCATTTACACGTCTTAAAGAATTAAATACACAATCAAGAGATCATATTTCATGGATCCTGCAAACATTTCATGGCTGGACTCCAGCCCAGAAGACACCTACTGGGAAGCCTATCATCGACGAACCGATACTGAAGGAGATTGGGACAGAGACTGCCCTTGCATTCCTCCAGATTTTGACGATAACGAAGATGCTTGGAATGATATCCGAAGGCGCGAACGCTTGGCTGAAGCTATGTACGAGTGCTAGTAGGATACATCATCATTGTTCAGTTGCTACTTCTACTTTTAGATGCGCCCATCGAAACCCCAACTTAGCTCAAGTTCCAAGTGACCCAAGATTTAGAGAACTTTTCTTACCAACTCCGGGTCAAGTCATGGTCGCTGCTGATTTGTCTGGGATTGAGTTACGTATGTTGTCTCATTTCCTTGCCAGATATGATGATGGAAGATACGCAGACATCCTCCTCAACGGAGATATACACCAAGTCAATGCTGACAAGATAGGAATATCTAGGAAGCTTGTAAAAACCGTAACATATGCATTCCTGTACGGTGCAGGTGACGAAAAAATTGGACACAGCTATGACAAACTTCTTTCATCCCCGAAAGCCAAGAAAAAAGGTAAGGAAATCAGAGCGGCATATATTGACGCAATTGATGGACTCGATAAACTCTTGGCGTCTATCAAGACAGCTTCAGAAAGAGGATTTATCAAAGCTATCGATGGCAGAAAAATTATGGTGGATAGCCCGCATAAAGCGTTAAACTACTGCCTGCAGGGTAACTCCGCCATTCTGGCTAAACGTTGGATGGTTATCAATCAACAAAACATTAAAGAATTAAATTTATGTTGTTCTCAACTAGCCTTTGTACATGACGAATTGCAGTTCGAGTGTGCCAATGAACAAGCAGCTGACTTATGTTCATCCTTGGTATTTAGCAGTCTCGCAGCTGGAGAATACTACAACCTCAGAATCAGAATCGATGCTGAAGCAAAAATCGGAAACAACTGGAGTGAAACCCACTAATGAGAAGTAAATCAATGATGGGAGTACAAACAGTAGTCCCATTCAAATCAAAGAAGACACGTCAAGGCACTGGTCTGCATAGTAAGCCACGTAAAGGTAAAAAGAAATATAGAGGCCAAGGTAAATGAAGTTATTTGTTGACGCAGATTACATTGTTTACAAAGCTTGCGCTGGTGCAGAATCAGACCTTGATTTCGGTGATGATGTAATTGTAGTTGTCAGCAAATTCAGTGAAGCATACGCATCAGTCACACGTGAACTAAATAAAATTAAAAACAAGTTCATGTGGGATGTTCCTGAAGTCGTCTTGTTCTTTAGTGATAGCTCTAACTTTCGTAAGGAAATCATGCCTGCTTACAAAGGGCATCGTAATCGTAAGAAACCCTGTGGATACAAACGTGTTATCAATGCTCTCAAAGATGAGTACGAAGTAGTAATACTACCGACTCTTGAAGCTGATGATAGTATGGGTATCTACGCTACTAAATATC